CAGTCGAATCGCTTCCATCTTGAATTCCAGGGTGTACCGCGCGCGCTTCAATTCACTCATCTTCGTTTCTCCTTGCCAGATTTTAAACCTCAGCAAGGGATACGTTTTCGAGGGGCAAGCTCAAACCTCTTTTCTGAAATTCATTACATGTTGATTCGCTCGCAGATTTGCCCCCTCCATTTGACCTTCATCGGCGTGGGTACAAGCCAGCCAGGGGCCGGTTCTGAAACTGCTGTTGTGGTTTTTCAACTCACTGTCAAAACATCGTCCCAACCGAGCCAGATCGAGTCTGGGTCGCATGATCTACATTGATCGGATCTGCTTACACGGCAGTTACATGGTTTTAGAAAACAAAAAGGCCAACTCCGAGGAGTTGGCCTAAGTGCTTGATTTCATTGGTGCTGATGGGCGGAATCGAACCGTCGACCTACTGATTACGAAATAGCTGTGCTACTGGCTAAAAAAGGTATAAAAGTCAGTCGGTTAGGTGAGGGGGGGGTATTGATTCGATAGGTGTCTGTAAGTGCCTGATTTCATTGGGGCGGCTTCTGTCTAATAACCCATCATTAGCGAGGTGCGGCGGCCGATGATAGAGTGTCGTGCATCATGTCCGCTATCGGCCGAGGCCGTGTAAAAACGTAGAAATTTTTAGTCATCTTAAAAATCGACCGCTCAGATCTCGCCGTATTCGATTTTCTTGGTATCGGGAAGGGGCTCCCTACCCATGATTTTTCTTATGTTTTATGTTTTTACACAGCCTCGGCCAGGAGCGGACTGGTAGAAAATTCGATCCCTGACCACTAACAACATAACTGCATCGTGAATCGCTTCATTTTGTTCGCCGTGATTTCTGCGCTAACTGGATGTGGTCCGTCAGATGAGCGTATTGTCGGTCCCTATCTTTTGACGCATATCGACACCCAGCAGGATATGTACCTCTGTTTCGAACTGCCCGAAGGAAATTGTGTCGGGAGGATTCAGAAAACTGTATTCGCAGTTGGTTGGGATGATCGCTACATCGTCGCAAAACGGCATCCGGACAACGATAGAAAGGTAGTGCAATATTTTTTCTTGGAAATGGCAAAAGATAGTCGCTACGCCGATCCAAGCATGAGCGTTACAGGACCAATGTCGGAAGAGAGTTTCTCTCGGCATGCCCGCTTGCTTGGATTGCCGTCTTTTACTAAAACTATCCCGCAGTTGGAGTAACCGGTCCGCAACCGGCCGAGACTGTGTAAAAACACAAATTCGCGAAAAAATCATAGGTAGGGAAACCCTTCCCAAGCTCGAAAAAATTGAATAGCGGTCGATCTGAGAGGTCGATTTTTTCGTCGATTAAAAAATCCTACGTTTTTACACAGTCGTATCAACAACACCATCAAGGTCATCAAGCGCAGGGCATACGGCTATCGAGATGAGGAGTACTTCTTCCTCAAAATCAAAGCCGCGTTCCCCGGAAATCTACGATGAACCAAAAAAAGCGGCCTGCATCGCTGCAAGCCGCTTCTGTTCTGGTGCTGATGGGCGGAATCGAACCGTCGACCTACTGATTACGAATCTGCGGGGAAAATCATAAAAATCAATTGGTTAGGTCGATTTTTGCTCCGCAATTCAGAAAATTAGCGGCCCGAAAGGCCAATCAGGACGCGGCTCGATTTGGAATTGCGGAGCGGATTTTTCGTGGTTGAATACGAATGTCGGCGCCGATCCGGCGGGCGCGGGTAAAGTGCGGTGCGTTGCCTTATTATCTTTGCTAGTAAGAAACGCGTGGTATATTTCAGAGGAAGTGGTGCATGAGTAGCTTGCGAAAACACAAGGGGCCGGGATGAGGATTGAAAACGAAAATAGATTTGTTGATTGTTTGCAGCGGGGAATTAATCTTTTTGTTGGTGCTGGATTTTCAGTTGAGGCTACTGGCACTTTCCAAGAGAAGCAAAAGCCCATGCCCGTTGGGGATACTTTACGCACAGAGCTTCTTCAATATTTTCAGAGAGATCCTAATTCATCGCTTCCCTTGCCTCAGCTTTGTCAGGTGATATCAAGTACCCAGAGAGAAGCACTGAAAGAGTTTTTTAGACAGCGTTTTTCGGTCCGTAGTTTCGATCCTGCTTACCGTAATCTTGAGCGTGCTGCTCTTAAAGCAATATTTACGACGAACGTGGACAATTTGCTTCAAACGGTTTTTGCCGAGAGCAGCAAGTATTTCCTCAACGATATAACGCTAAGAGGCCCTTCGACAGTAGGCGCGTCAGCCATAGACTTTATTCCGCTGCATGGATCTATTGCCCATGCACGTGAGGACGGAATGGATTTTTCGCCGGTTGAGATCGCTTCTACATTCGACCGGGATAAAGATAAGTGGTTTGGCTATGTGGGCCGAGTACAGCAGGTTCCAACACTTTATTGGGGATATGGTGTTGCTGACGCTGGAGTTCTGCAGTCCTTAGCTCGTCACACATCGATTGACCGTGAGAAGGCTCCGGCTTGGGTCACCTTAAGATCGGAAGAGAAGGAGGCAATAGAATATTACTCTTCAATGGGCTTCCAGATAATAATTGCCGAAACCAAGGAATTGCTTAATTACTTTGGTCAGTTAAAAGTGCCTAAGATCACATCGGGTGGGAAGCGACTCATTGATAAGAGGTTTGTCGAATTTTTTCCTCCAACTGTGCAATCAGTTCCCGTCCGGAGTATCGCTGAGTTTTATCTGGGAGCTGAACCCACTTGGTATGATATTTATCTCGGCAATCTTCACAAAACTAGACATTTTTCTTCCGCCGCTAACGTACTGGCTGGCGGAAAAAATTGTTTCCTCATCGGTACGCATCTGACCGGGAAATCGACGCTTCTCAGGCAACTAGCTTCGGCTAATAAGGGGCCGGCTCAGTCATTATTTATCGACGAAATTACGCCGGAGAAGGCCGCTTTGCTGACGCGAGATATTGATGCCGAGGGCGTACCGGTACAGCTATATATTGATAACGCTGCGGACTCTTGGGAAGCCATCGATATCCTCGCTCGTAGCGCTAATATTCGAGTTATTGCCGCCGAACGTGACTATATATTCGATAGCGTTTCTCACCGCTTTTCACCTCATAAATTTCAGGTCTTGGATGTATCAGGTCTAGCTCCGACCGACGTGCAAGCCGTGCTTGACCGAATTCCAGCTGGCGTGCAACGTGCAGCCTTCGTGCAAGTTCAGGATCCTTTGGCATCTGATTTAGATCCTACTTTTTTCGAAGTCTTTGATAAATCAATTTACGGGCATTTTTTGACCGACCGATTTGTCGACGCCTTAAAAGAACTTAAGCGCGAAGCACCAGCAAAGCATCACTTGTTGCTCGTAGCTTGTTATCTGTATTCTTGTCGCGTTCCGCTATCGGTTGATGTTGCACATTCATATGTGAGCGCTTTCTCAGGACTAACCTCAAGTCCGTCAGAAACTCTGACTTTGCTACAAGCTATGCCTTCTTTGCTATCGCCCTATGAGGGAGGACTTGCAGATTCGCATCAGGCGCATTTTGTTCCACGATCTCGCGCTGTTGCGGAGGCAGCGATTCGTCGAGTCGCAGCATCCGACTTGAGGCAGCTCCTTGAGGTATTTCATTCAGAAGTTTCACCATCCAAGATTGCGCGTTATGATATTTTCAGACGAATGGCGTACGACGCGAACTTAACAACACGCGCGTTCAACAATTGGGAACAAGGTCTAAAGTTCTATGAAGACACGTTTTTGCGCGATGGAACCCACTCGTTTAAGCAGCAGTGCGCAATTTTCCTTTCGCGGAAAAAGCAATTTCCCTTAGCATTTAAATGGATTGATGAGGCCTTGGCGCTAGCGGGCAAGCGCGCTGCTTCTGTGAGAAATACATATGCAGTGATATTGTTCAACGCTAACTACGATAAGCCACTTTCCGCTTCGGGCGTGTTAACGAGCCTAGATGAAAGTATGGAAGCTCTTCGTAAATGCCACAAAGACGATTTGCGGAAGGCATACCACGCGAAAGTTTTCTCTGATCAAGCTATTCGATACTTTGAAAAAGTCGGCAAGTCACACAAATCTAGCGAGTATCTTGAACAGGCCGCGATATGGCTCGAGAACGAACTTCGTGAGCGAAAAGAAGACCGATCAATTACACAGCTTTTAAGGCGTGTTCGGGCGACACGGCGCATTGCTGGCAGATAGGGAGATAAAAAGGGCCGTGCAATAGTAATGCCGTTCAGTTAAAACTGAACGGCATTTTTATTTCGGCGGTTGTAACCGTTGGGCGAGGCTATTAACCAGTGTCCCCATGTTTGATGACGCGATCCATTTTCTGGTTGAAGCACAGGAAGTGCCCGATTGGGCCTGAGACAGAATTTAGCTTATGAGTGGATAGAGCAAGCAGTTGCCTAAACGGGCCGGGCAAGTATCTAAAGTGTCATATCCTGCGTCGAAATGCGTCTGTTTCTATGCTTATCGGACCGGCCGCCGGGCCAGGACGGACGGGCTTAGACGCCCGACGCGATTTTGAGTCAAAACTGACCTATGTAGCGGGCAGGCGCGGGGTGGGGGCAACCGCGCGCGCCGGGTCGAAACGCCATAAAAAGATGCAATATTTGCAACTCTATTCTGAAAAATTCCATTAGGGAAACATTGGGCCGCGCGGCGGGCCTGGTGGCGCGCTGCGGGGAAGGCGCTACAGGAGGGCCAATCGGGTGCCTGGGCGCTTGGCCAGGCCGTGGATGCGTCTTGGATGGCTTGGAATGAAAAAACAGCCTGACCGCTGCTACGTGGCCAGGCTGCTTGATGGGCGTGATGCGCGGTACTGGTCCGCTATGTCGAGGGCGCTGGTGGATCAATGGTGATGCAAGAGCCAGTCACGCAGCGCGGCATTCATGCGGCTTTGCCAGCCCGCGCCGTCCCGCTTGATGGCGTCAATTACATCGGAATCGAGCCGACGGCCCTTATGCTCATCCGCCACTTCGACGGACGGATGCCTGCTGCTTTTCATAGTCGTCACGACAATCCACGTCGCAAAACAGCAGCTCGCCGGCTACTAGCTCATCGCAGAAATGGCAGCGGTAATCTGGCTGGAGTGCAGGCGCTCGTCGTGCAGCCGCCAGGCCGGCCGCAATGGCGCTGTAAATCTTCTTGTCCGCATTGTCTGCGTGGTCGCTCATGGTTACTTGCTCTCGGTGGTGGGGAGTTGATAGGGGCGGAAGCTGACGACCTTCGCGTCAGCCCATTCATTCAGGGAAAGGAACTGCGCCTGTAGCGGCTCGATCTCGTTGCAGCCGAAGACGGCGGCGGCCTTGGTCACGTCGCCGAATCCACCAGTGTTGTTGGGCATGGTCCCCAGCAACTGCGGCGGGACGCGGTGCGCAGCCAGCACGTCATCGCGCGTGCAATTTTTGATGTTGAAAAATTCATCCTTGGCCGCGATCTCGGAGACCGGCAAGATCTGTAGGCCATCCTTCTTGCCGCCCGGCGCATACACAAAAAGGTTGCGGAAATTGCCCGGCCCTTTGCTGTTGCGCAGGGCTTCGCGCAGCTTGTCCACGTCGTTGACGTTGCTGGCCGTGTCGGTCATGTAGAGGATGAAGCCCGCGTGCGAGCCGTTGAGGTAGTAGCGGCGGCGGAACAGCGTGGCGGACTCGTTGAGCCAGGCCGATTGCAGCGCGCTCACATACTGCGGCACGCCGTACACTTCCTGGTTGATATCCGGGGCTTGCAAATGCCAGATCGCGTCACGCTCGAACTCGTGGGTTGCGCGCCAGCCATTGACGAAGAAATAGCGCCCCGGCTCTACGCCGACGCGTGTGTACTTCGCCAGCGCAGGCTTCAGGCCCAGCAGCTTGCCGGTCATGCTTTCGCGGCGCTCTGCGTAGCAGTTGCCGAACAGCAGAAAATCGAGGGCAAGGCGGGTAAAGTCGGCGCGGCTGAGAGCGGCCGACGGCTGGAACGTCGAGGCCAGGATATTGACCTTGCACCAGATCGCGCTGGCGTGGTGGACGCTGGCATTCAGGGACTTGGCCAGGCCGGCAGTGCTCAAGGGCGGCTCGTACCAATCGCCATTGCGGTAGCACTCGATATCGGCCAGCATGTCGCGTCCTTCCAGCACCGGCGACGGGTCGCCAAAACTGAAGGCCTCGACGGCCGGCGCGGACGTCGTCGCGACCGTGGCCGGCAACGTGTTGTCGGATGCAGCCGCGCGGCGGCGTGCTCTGTGTTTCATCAGAAGAACTCCATGGATGAGGTGTTGTTAGCGGTAGTCCCTTCGAAGGGTTCATAGTCGAGGGCGTGCATGACCGACCAGGCCAAGTCGGCGTGGCCGGTTTCTTCCGAGCGGCCGGCGTCGTAGGTGACGGCGCGGCCGCTGGGCGTGAGAATCTTGCGAATGGCCATGAAGGATTGCGCGATATCAGTCCAGCCAGCATCGAACTGCAGGCGGCCGCTGCGGATGATGTTTTGCGCCTTGAGCACCATGCGGGTTTTGACTTCCGGCGAATAGCTGATCGCCGTCACGCCTGGGAAAAACTGTTTCACCAGGGGATGGACGCCCACGCCCATGCCGGTCGTGTCGATGCCGATGTACTGGACGTTGTAGCGACCGCACATTTCCTTGATGAGGGCGGCTTGCTCGGCAAAGTCTTTGCCGCGCCACTGGTGGCGCTCCAGAATGCGGAAATTGCCACCTGGGACCAGCGGCGGCGCAATCACCGAGCAGCCGGCGCTATCGCCCGTCAGTGAGGGGTCGTAGCCAATCCAGACCGGCCGATGCCCAAAGGGCCGGGCCGTGAACGGCTTATAGTCATCCCAATCCACCCACGAATCCACCATGCCGCGCTGCAGGTCGGCCAGCGGGAACACCGACGCAGAATCGTCGATGAAATTACACATCAGGAGGTTGTCGAACTGGTCGGGCGTGTATTCGAAATCGCGCAGCTCATCGATGTCGAAGAGGTCGCAGCCGCCGGCGGCCGCGTCCATGATCGTGACGATCTGCCGCCAGATTTTGTCCTCACCGGTGAAGCCAGAAGACAAGCGCCTGTGGCTGACATCGATGTTGACCTTGTCGCCCTTGGCTCGTCGCTTGTTGAATGCCTCACCGGTCCAGAACGGGTAGGCCTGGTGCGTGGTGGCCGATGGCGTCGAGAAATAGGTTTTGCGCCATTTCTTGTGCAAGGCCATGCCGGATGCGACCTTGTTCAGCTCGGTGAAATTGTGCGTCCAGAAGAATTCATCGAAATAGAAGTTGCCGTGATAGCCCTGCGCGGTTCGCGCGTTCGTGCCGAGGAAATACAGGTGCGCCCCATTGGGCAATACGATGGGGTCACCCGACAGCTCCACCCCGCATGCGTCCTTCGCAAACTGGATGATGTATTGCTTGAAAACATGGGCCTGCGACTTCGAGGCCGAGAGAAAAATTTGATTGCGTCCGGTCTGGATCGCATCAATCAGCGCCTCACGTGCGAAATACCACGTCGCGCCAATCTGGCGTGATTTCAGAATGACGCGTGTACGCTCGCTACCGTTGCGGAACCAGACCTTTTGATAGTCGAATAGCGAATCATTGCGGCTTTGTCCGTCTGATGTCTCGGCCACCGCCCCCACCCCTTCCAAGATCATGAGCTATATCGACGAAGTGCCGGTGACACCGGCCCCCGCTGTACCGTCCGACGTGAAGCCCATCAGCAACGATGGATTTTTCCCGGACATCAGCATGCCCGCCATGCGCGACGCCATGCGGCTGGACTCCACTGTTACCGACGCCCGGCTGCGTCCGGCGCTGGTGGAGGCGATCTTGCAGGCCAATCGGCTTTTGCGCGAATGGCAGGCGGGTCACATCGCCGCCGGCATCCAGAAACTGGACGAAGTGCCAGCGCCCAAGGTGGACGGCGAAAGCCAGTTCATCGCGCATTACCGGCGTGCGGTGTACAGCTTCGCCAAGGCCGACATTTTCGAGAGCTATCGGGACTACGACACCACGGCCAGCGCGCTGACGGACAAGAAAAACATGGAATGGATGGATACCGCGCCGGACGTGCAGCGCCGCAACGGGCATTGGGCCATCAATGACATGCTCGGTCGCACGCATGCGACCGTGGAGCTGATCTGATGCAGGTCCGCAGTCAGCAGGGCGATACGCTCGACGCGCTGGTATTTCGCTACCTGGGCGCGAGCGCCGGCTATGTCGAGCAGGCGCTTGCGCTGAATCCAGCGCTGGCGGCGCTCGGCGCGGTACTGCCGCAAGGAACAGTCGTAACGCTGCCTGCGGCGGTGGAGACAGCCACCACCGCCCCGGACAGCATCAGCCTCTGGGATTGACAACATGAACACCAAATTACTGACAAGGGGAAATCACGTCATGGCAGCAGAATCCGCTGGCGGCATCGCTGCCGTTCTGAAAATCTACGGCATCAAGGCTGTGCTGGGCATGGTCGGGGCTGCGCTGCTGTACATCGTCCTGCCGCCGCGCAATGCCGATGGCAGTTTCAACGAGAAAGAATTCGTGGTCCGCCTGGCATGCGCTGGCGCGTTCTCGATCATGTTCGGCGACCTGGCATTTTCCGTGCTGGCGCAGAACGTCCCCGCTATAGCGGCTGTGCTCGGGCCGAAGCCGGTTGATCTGATGGTCGGCGCACCGGCCTGGTGGGTCACGCGGGCCGTTGCCTTGTGGTTCCAGCGGCGTCAGGGCAAGGACATCGCCGAGCTGGCGCGTGACGCGAAGGATGCGCTATGAATCCGATCGACAACCGCCGCGCCTTCCTGGGCATGCTGCGTTTTTCCGAAGGCACGTCCAATTCGCCGACCACGCGCGACCGGGGCTATGACCAGATCGTCGGCCGCACCCGTTTCACCAGCTATGCGGACCATCCCCGGGTGCGCGTGTGGATTCCGCGCATCAAGAACTGGTCCACGGCGGCCGGCGGCTATCAACTGCTGATGCGCTACTACGATATCTGCGCCACTGCTGAACGAGCCGCCGACAACGTCAAGAAGATGTTGTGGAAAGCGATCTCGGATACGCATGCCCGCGACATCATCGAACAGGAATGCAGCGACTACGGCATTGACGTGCCGGAAG